AGAACATGGTGCTCCGTCGCGCCAGGACGATCCTGGGCATCGACCGGGGCGAGAAAGCCGCCAACGAGAGGCAGGAACGCAAGCGCAAAGCCGAGCGAGCGGCGCTGGAACCCAAGGCGCCGAAGACGCGGCCGATGGGGATGCCGCCGCCCACCGTGACGTTGCCGCCGCTGGCGAGCGCGCTGGTGGCGTGGCCCGCACCACCGCCCATGCCAGCACCGCTCGTTCTGGGCAACGGCAAATGCACATTCCCGAAATGGGGTAATGGAGCGCCGATCAGCCACGAGTATTGCAACGAACGCACACCGCTCGGGAGCAGTTGGTGCGCGCGGTGCAGGGCGATTGTCTACCACCGCGTTTCGCCGAGGGCGGCATGACCGCCGCGCGCCCCCCCAACACGCAGCGCGAGTGGAGCGCATCAGAATGACCAAGAGCCATGGACATTCGAGGATAATGGATCGGCCTTCACGGACATACCGTATCTGGGCAGGGATGCTCACCCGCATGCGGAATCCGAACCATAAAGCGGGCGCTCGTTATCGTGAAAAGAATTTGGACTACGACCCGCGTTGGAAGGACTTCGCCACATTCCTATCCGATATGGGGGAATGTCCAGACGGATTGACGATAGATCGGATTGATAACGACAAAGGCTATTGGCCGGATAATTGCCGTTGGGCCACGCAAGCAGCACAGCACAGAAATACATGCCGCAACATCTGGGTTGTCCTGTCTGATGAGCGGATGGTGATTAAAGACGCATTACGACAACTGGGATATTCTTATCAGGCTTATGACTACCTCAAAAAGACACATGGGTTTGGCCCGCAACAGACCATCGATAGGTTTGTGACAAGGCGAAAAGCCTTCGGCGCCAGAATTCCCGGACCAGCAATCAATGGTTGAACAACGCGAATGGCGCGACCAACGCGGATATCATGCCTTCCTCTCGAAGGCGCTCCCCGTCGATGCCTATCACTCGGCCATTGATGTGGGGTCGGCTGGCTCCGCACAAGCGGGACAGTTGCGAAAAGCGAGAGGAGTCAGGGCCGGACTGCCCGATTATTTGATTGTATATCGTAATGTTACGCTCTGGATAGAGTTCAAGAACAGGGGACAACTCTCCCTCGCCCAGCAACTCACCCGCGACGCGCTGCGTCTCAACGGTCATTGCTGGGCATTGGCGCGCTGCCCCGAAGACGTTGAGCAGGCGTGCCGCGACGTGGGCATTCCGCTGCGGGCGACGTTCGGACAGATCCACGCGCGCATCGCCGAGCAGGACGCGCGCCTGCCCGCGAAGCGCAAGCGCACCGTGTTCCGCAAGCCCAAGAACGGCTCCGTCACCGTGGCCGCCGCCCATCGCCTCGGATTATGGCGGCCGTGAGCGACATACCCGAGTGGACCGAAGGCGTATGTGGAGATGGCGCCGCTATCCTGCGCGATGGTGTGATGGCGCCAATCGAAAACGTCGTGGCGGCTCTCAATCTTTTGTCCGAGGCGCTGGACCTGTGCGTGCGGGCTCGCAAGCTGGCCGGGGCGACCGCACGCGAACAATACGACAACGATCTGGCGGACTGGGAAGCCAGGGCGCGCGCCGCGCTTACCGGGACGACCCGGCGGTGACGGGCTCGCGGACGCGCTTACGGGAACGCTGCGTGCGCTCGCGGTCGATCAGGCGCGCGAGCCAGGACGACAGCGGACGGTCCTCCGAATCCGCGCACCCCTCGGCCCATTCCTTCGTCTTCCTGTCGAGGCGGATTGAAACGATCGTGGATTTCGTCGCGTTTTTTGACTTCCTGACAGGGTTCAAAGGCGGAGATGTAAATGAAACGGGGGTGAAATTCAGCGACCGAATGACACGGTCTACTTCCTCGCAGGCATCCGCTGTTGGCACTCTAAAAAGTTCCTTTTCGAGCCTGAAAGGAACAAGCCTCCGATGAATCATTCGCTCCAAAAACGCCGCCTCATGGCGGGACAATCCCCAGCATTTATGCAGGGTAGTGATGATTGGCCACTGTGCCTTCACCGACCGCAATCTAATGAGCGGATTGTCGGCGATCCCAATTTTCAGAATGCCGACGTTCGAGGTCATCACATAGACATAGCGAAGGGCTATCGGCCTTCCCGGAAGATCCGTTCCATCTCCTCGCGGATGGCCCGTGACTGGTTCGGCAGGTCCGGCTTCTTCGATCTCCATGCGTTCAGGCGCTTCAGAAAACCCTCGGACACGACCAGTTGCAGCCGCTTCTCCAGGGGCTCCCTCGGGATTTCCAGGACCGATTCGGTTTGGGATTCGCTCATTTTCCGCCTCATTCATCGGGATCTAGCCATTCTCTTGTTGACATTCAATATGGTTAATATACACATGTTGAGGTTACACAGTCAAGGAGAACTGAAATGAACGCCATCACGAAGCCTCGGGCGACACGCTCGAAACTGCTTGCTGTCGAGCCGGAATCCGTCGAGCCGGGGCACCCCACGGTCCTGGTCTACGGGCCGCCCGGTGTCGGGAAAACCTGGGTCAGCCTGGATTTCCCAGCGGTTTACTACATCGACACCGAGGGCGGCGCCGACCTCGACCACTACCGTGCCAAGCTGCGCGCCTCCGGTGGCGCCTATCTCGGACCTGATCAGGGCAGCCTGGATTTCGACGTGGTGATCAGCCAGATCCAGGCGCTCGCCACGGAGCAGCATCACTACCGCACCGTCGTCATCGACTCGATTTCCAAACTCTGGAACGTGGCGCTATCGGATGAGCAGGAACGGCTCGGCGCGAAGGATGCGTTCGGCGCGTTCAAGAAGCTGCCCACACGGCAATTCCAGTCGCTGATCAAGTGGATCAACCGCCTCGATATGAACGCGGTTTTCATCGCGCACCAAAAAGACCTCTGGGGCCTGAACGACCAGAAACAGCGCGAGATGATCGGCTACACCGCCGATGCCCAGGACAAGCTGGAATATGACCTTCACCTGTCGCTCCGCATCGCGAAGGTTGGCGCCAGCCGCTACGCCTATATCGGCAAGTCACGCCTGCCGACGTTTCCCGAGGGGGATATGTTCCCCTGGTCGTATGAGAACTTCGCCGAACGCTACGGTCGGATTGTTATCGAGCAGGAAGCGAAGCCGATCGTGCTCGCCGATGAGAACCAGATCGCCGAACTAAACCGGCTGCTGTCCATCGTGAAGATGCCCGACGACTGGCAAGAGAAAGTGTTCAAGAAGGCCGGTGTCGAAGCATGGTCCGAGATGGACGCCGACAAGGCCGACAAGGTTATCGAAAACCTGAAGTCGCGCCTCACCGCCTGATCTCTCAATCAAACACAAGGAACTCTGTCATGCGCGTTACCCCGATCACACCCGAACAGGCATCAGCCGCGGCGACCACGTTTGAACCGTTACGCCCCGGTGATTACGACTTCTCGATCTTCCAGGCGGAAGACACGCATTCCGCCAAGGGTGATGAAATGCTGAAACTCACGCTGCACATCCTGCTCGGCGAGGGCAGGCACCGCACCGTGTTCGATTACGTTCTTGGGACCGACAACTGGGCCTGGAAGGCACGTCATCTCGCTGAATCCATCGATATGGTCTCACAGTATGAGCAAGGCGAACTCGATCCCGATTTTCTGGAAGGCCGGATGGGACGGCTGAAACTCAAAATTAAACCCGCCAGCGGCCAGTTCGGCGCGGGCAATCAGGTGGTCGATTACATCCCGCGCGAGACGCAATCCCACACCCCGCGGCGCACGCCCGCGATCAATCGCGCGCCCGCTCCGTCCAGGGAGAAAGTTCTGGCCGGCGACATCGACGACGAGATTCCGTTCTGAGGTGTGGCAATGGATGAGGTCGGCTCCATCGACGACTACTGGCATGTCGTCCAGATAGTCGAGGAAGGACTTGATTCCAATTATCTGAATGAGCGGGAAATGGCGTTCCTGGAGGATATCCGGGAACGCCTTGAGAAACACGGCGAGAGTGTTCGCCTGTCCCCATCACAGATTCTCTGGCTCGATGTTATCGATCAGCGTCTGTCAAACGATGATGAGTTTGAGGATGTATGGGAGGACGCCGAACCAGAGCCAACCAACGCTCTCGGTATAACGCTTAACGATGACCAGAACCGCGCGCTCCAGGAAATGGAGGCGTCGATCGTCATGCGCCGGCCGCACTTGCTGACCGGGCACGCCGGGTCGGGCAAGACGACACTCATCCAGGTGATCGCCACCCGGCACGCGCACAAGAAGGTCGTGCTCTGCGGTCCCACGCATAAGGCGTGCGAGGTGCTGGGCCGGAAGCTGCGCGCCGCCGGGGTTAAGATCCCCGTTTGCACTATTCATTCGCTATTGAGCCTACGGCCAAAATCGCAAGGCGCGCGGCAGATTTTCGTTCGTGCCCCCAAGGCCCCGGCAGTCGTGGCCGATCTGGTCATAATCGACGAAGCCTCGATGCTGGACGCCTCGATGATGCACCACATCGAGTTGTGGCTGGCCGGCATCGCCGTCGTCTTCGTGGGTGACGCCGCGCAACTCCCGCCGATCGGCGAGGCGGGCAGCCGGTGCTTCGCCACGATCCCAGAGAGCCACCTGCATGGGATCGTGCGACAGGCGGAAGGCAACCCCATTATCGCCGCGTCCGCCGTCGTGCGGGCGTCCCAGGCCGTCGCCACCCCAGACTGGTCGTGGGCAACGCCAACCCGGATCGGTGATACGGGGATTTTCACGCCCGGCAACGATGTGAACGCCTGGCTAAAACATGCCTTCACGTCCGCCGCGTTCGTTAGTGACCCTGACACATTCCGATATTTGGTTTGGCAGAACGCGAACGTGGACAGGTTCAACGCCCGCGTCCGCCGTTGGCTCGGCCATGATCCAGCCGTTCCGTTCGTCTCGGGCGAACGGGCGCTGATCCGCACCCCGTGCATCAAAAACAAGGAAATCGTGCTGTCGATAAACCAGGAGGTCGGCGTCGTTTCAATCGAGGCGGGAGATCACCTTGGAATACCAACGTGGGAAATCCGCGTGCTGACCGGCGGTGGCGCCGTCGTCGATATCCATACCGTCCGCGATTGGACGGCGCACAAGGCGCGGCTCGATATGATGGCGCGCGAAGCCATCGGCGATCAGGGATCGTGGGATGATTTCCACGCCTTCAGGGATGAGTTCACCGACGCGAAGCCGCTTTACGCGCTGACCACGCACAACGCCCAGGGCTCCACGTTCCGTCACGTGTTTATCGAGATGTCGGACTTTCGCTACTGGATTTCGAAGCAGCCGGAGGAAGGCAAGAAGGGTCTCTACGTCGCTATCACGCGCGCCTCGCATACCGTGACCCTGGTCGGCGCCTGAAGGTGGCATTGATCCCCCATGACATCGAAGCGGCCGCCCTGGTCGGGTTCAAGGTATTCCCCGCGTCGCGCACGACCCGTGCCGCCGCGTTTCCGGGCGCGCACCTTCAGGCGACCGACGACCTGAACCAGATCGCGCGCTGGTGCCGCGAGTATCCTCGATCAAACTGGCGCCTGATCTTCGGCCCCTCGAAACTCTGGGGCCTCGATATCGATGCCGCCGGCGAGACCCACGGCGCGGACGGCATCGCCGCCATGAAGGCGCTGGCCGCCGTCCACGGTGGCCTGCCGCCACGCCCGACATCCATGTCGGGCGGCGGCGGGTATGGGCTGATCTTCCGCCACAACGGCGAACGCATCATGGGCAAGACGGGATACCCGGCACCCGGCATCGATCCGCGCCGTGGGATGCTGTCCCTGACCATCCCGCCGTCCATCCATGTCGTGACCCGCATCCCCTACCGTTGGGCGCGCGGTCTGGCCCCATGGGACGTGGCCCCGCCCATCGCACCGCCATGGCTGGTCCGGCTGGTCGAGATGCCGCCCGAACCAAAGCGCGCCACCGTGGTGATCGATACGTCAGACCAGGCACGACGCCGCCTGTATAGGGCCGCTCTGGCGGTGATCGACGCCCCCGTGGGTGCGCGCAACGATGTGCTGAACCGGCGCGCCTATCAGGCGGGCCGGATGATCGGCGCCGGGCTGCTCGGTGAGATGGAGGCCGTCGAAGCCCTCTATGGCGCGGCGCGGCAGGCGGGCCTCGACCATGACGAAACAAGAAACACGATCCGCTCGGGAATCAGTTCGGGCCGGCGTTCCCCAATGGAGGGGGTCGATGGACGATGAGCCAGACAACGTGATCCCGATCGCCGCCGCGCCCAAGCCGTCCTGGGTCGGGCGCCTGCACCACACCAGGGAAGGCGAGGTTCACCCGACACTGGCGAACGCGCTGATCATCATGGCGCATGATCCGGTGTTCCGGGGCATGTTCGGGCACAACACGTTCACCGACCGGCGGATGCTTATGCGGGAACCGCCGCCATCGGAGGACGCCGGGTTCCTGATGCCCGGCCCCTATCCCCGGTCCTGGTATGATGAGGACATATCGCTCACCCAGGCATACATGCAGCGCGTCTGGGCGCCACGGTTCCAACGCAACGTGATCGCTGACGCCATGGCCGTCACGGCGATGTCCAATCCCTTCCATCCCCTGCGTGACTGGCTCAACGGTCTGGTCTGGGATGGCGTGAAGCGGCTGGATAACTGGCTGTTCGCTGCCTTCGATGTGCGGAATGAG